TGTTCAACATTAGATACTACATGAGTTTTATTTAATTCTGCATTAGGTATACCATTAACTGTTCCTGTTATACCAGAAAGTGTTACGGAAGATGTAACAGAATTACTTGTTTCCATAAAGCCGTGATTCTTTTGGAATACACGAACTATTTTAGATCCTACTGTAGTTCTAAGAGCATTTTTAATTAATCTTACATTAGGTATAGTTTCATTCTCTAATACAAGATTAGATGTTTTAGTAATATCATATTTAGCACGATTAATCTTAAACTTCAGATCTTTATTCTGATCAGCTGACCATGTAGATGCATTTTGTGATGTAAATAATACACCAGCATATGGTTGTTTAGATATACGTTTACCAGAAACATAATCATTTTCACCAATACCCGCATACCAACATTCATAATCAGTTGAGTTAGACATTACAACAAAACAATACTCTTTACCTGATTGTAAATAAACAGGTGATTTGAATGTAAAAGTAGTAGTTTCATTAGGTGATGGATTAGATGTAGTTAAATCTACTACAGATACAGCACTTGGGTTTAATGTAACATTAGAGAATGGAATAACAGTAGCTGTTGGCATACCTTGATTCATTTCTCTGATCTGTAGAGTCACAGGAAGTGTAGATGATTTAGTATGAAAATATAAATCAATAGATGTTATATAAGCACCATATGGTTGCTTTTCAGTATCTAATAAGAATGACTGAGCTAATGGATCCCACCATCTAGTAGAAGCAGATGCAGCAGTATTAACAACTGTTCTATTATCAAATACTTGACGTTGGTTCAACATAGGAACTCTTGTTGAGATTGTTACATTCTCTTTAGTTTCTATTAAACCTTTAGCAATATATAGAGTAGATGCACTGGTTGTTTCAGTAGCACTTGAATTAGTAGGATCATCAGATAATCTAAATACTCTAGTTCCTGTTTTGAATCTTCTAACATCTGTATTAGGTATCCAAAAAGAACCTGTGATTTCCCCCGCCGAATTAGTTGTTAAATCAGTTTTACCTTGAGGATGAATAATATCACCAGTTCCTGCAGTAGCACCAGAATAGTTAGTAGTCATCTGTGCTGCAATCTCTGTATCAGTACCTGTAAAATCTACAAATACAGAATCTTCACGTACCCATTCATTAATATCAACACCATCAAAGAAAGCATATACTTTAGTATTAGGTTTCATTGAAGTGGCTTGAAATGATACATATCTAGCACGAACAAATGGTACAAAGTTGATTTCAACTACACGATCACCTAAATTAGTTTTAAGTGTAGAAGGTGTGTTAATTGTTTCTATACCTGTTCTTGATTGTTTTTGAGTAGTTATTGTCCCTGTAGTAGTAGTTTCCCAGTTACCACCTCTACCAGATACCCATGATGATGATTGAACACCAGTCCAATTAGTTTGCCATGAATTCCATGCAGTTCCCATTGCATCTGTTGCATTGATGATTGACATCATTGCATCATATACACCATCTTGATTAACTGTTACTTTAGGTCTATTAACAGTATCTTTCCATTCATCTTGTGAAGGTGATAGTTCAACATTACCCGTCCATTCGAATACCTGATATGGGTTTACATTAATAGTAGACGATGCTTTGTTTTGATCAAATAATGATTCTTCAGTGAAAGGTAATGTAATAACATCACCTGTCTTCACTACATCAGTTGAATCAGCTACATTGTATTTTAATCTTATATTCTTTTCTGTGAATAAAGGTCTAAGTCTATGGTTTTCTCTATCTATAGATGCTTTATAATCGGGTGATAATACATTACCTACTGAATGAGTATTAAATGAATCAACTATAAATCCTGATTTTAATCTAGAAAGCCCATTAGCATCAATTATATCTCTATTAGAAGCTTCTGACTCTAATAAGGATAATGCTGTATAGTATTCTATATTATCAATTCTTTTTTCTAATTTACCAATATCTCTCATTGTATAACGCTTATTATCAACAAGAGTAGTTTCAACCTCAGCTACAGTCATTGTATAAGCAGGTACAAATGTATGATAAAGAACCATTGATTCTTTAGGTGAATCTGGTAATTCAGGATCTAATGATGATACACCTTTAATAACAGAAAACTCACCTTTAGCATCTAGAACAATTTTATCTAATCTTGATAAGTAATATTGTACATCAGTAGAGAATGTTGATGATGGATCAGGACAAACAGATGTAACAGCACCTGTTCCAGAGAAATTACCACCAGAGTTGTCCATTCTAGGTCTGAAATCAATAGCACTTCTTAGTTCAATTGATTCACCTGTGTTTGCTGTAATATACTTAGGAATATCTTCATAAGGTATAACACCATCATAACTATCTACTGAAAAGAAATCTCCTACACCATGAGAGAAATAATTATATTTTATTAATAAACTACCTGTAGCTACAAATGCACTCCCTGATTTTAATTTCAATCTAGATATACCGTAATAGTTATCACGATGGCCATTATCTAATTCATAATATTCTGAAACATCTGTATCAGTTTCAACAGCTGCTGTTGTTAAGTTAGCAGACATATATACATTTAATAGTTTATAACCATCAGCTCTATCTAATTGAATATCAGAAGTAGGTGTCGCAACAGGATATAAAATTATATTATCAATACCTCCAGTAATAAGGGATTTTGTTTTATGTATAGCAGATCTTCTAGTAGAAGCTATTAATGTTACATCAACACCAGTAATTGGAGTTGCTATAGTAATCTGTTGTGATCCAGAGGCATAAGTTATGTTTGATGAGGATATATTAACAATATCACCCGTTAAAGTTTCAGTTAATATCCAATTATCATCAAAACCATTAAAGGTTTCTGTTATACCTACAGTTGAAAATGATACCTGAGAAGATGAAATTGACGCAGTACCTATTTTCTTTACAGTATCATAGATATAATTAAAATCAGCAGTAACACCATCCGGCTGAGAATCACAAGTTTTTACTCTAGTAAATGGTAATTTAAATACCATTGAGTTTCTATTAGGTTGTTGTAATATAGTAGTTGATGCTGAAACATTAGCATTAAACTCAGGAGTACCTGCTCCTTTAAATCCTTTCACAGAACTAAACACTGATGAGCCATTCATTTTGATATCAAATAGATACAATCTATATATGGTACCGGCTAAACCATAATTTCCTTGTATCTTTTCTATAGATCTACATCTTACCCAACCAATAACTGTAGAACTAAACGTACCTGAGGTATGAGCACCATCATACATACTTAACTGATCGAATGTAGTAATATCTGGTAGACCATCAAGAGTATCAACATCAATATAATTACCAATTTGAATAGGTAACGCAGATGATTGAAATAAACTAGTATCTCTTGCTTTATCAATATCCACATTAATAGTAGATAATGTTTCTATTTCATAACCTTGAACATAGGCTTTAGCAGGATCTAATCCCGCTGTTAATTTAGTAGCATCAGTAGCATGTTCTTTTACATCTATATCAAAATGTCTTACTGTATAGTTACCTGATTCATCAAAGGTTCTTCTTGCTAATGTTTCTTCAATAATAGCATAATCAGTGGCACGAACCTGTTTGATGATGATACCTTCATCAATTTGAATCAATCTGAGGAAATCATCATCTGTTCCTATTGTATCGACACCGATAGTTTGTGTAATTAATTCTGTTTTAATTTGATGTCTATGAGCTCCTGGAGCAGCATAGTTATTAGTACCATTAGCATTGTCATTAAGTGTATCATCTTCTGCAGATGTAACAATAGACTCTGTTATTTTAAGACCAACATCATATGTTGGTGACTGACCATATTTCTCTAATACTAATTGATCTTTCTGTACTACAACAAAATGACCTTTAATATAATAGATACCAGACTCTAAGAAAGCTACTGAACCAAACCCAATAGGTGTAGTAGATGCTATTGCAGCTTGCAGAACATATCCAGAAGTATCAGTTGCTTTTAAATATTCATCTGCTGTAAATACCTTTTCATTTGTTGAACCTGAGTTCTGATATTGTACATAGATAGTATCTAAATCAGACCCTGTTGCTTCTGCTACAGCAACTACTATTGCTTGTAAACCTGTAGTAGTTCCTGCTCCTGAATCAGAAGCTTCTATTGTTTTACCTACAAGATCTTTAAGATCGGAGGCAGTAGAAGATTGCAGTTTAATATAATCAACTTCAGTAGAGGCTGATACATGACCAGGTATAACCATAGCTCCCTCTTTAAAGAGGTGATTACCCATTGATGTAACTTGATTTTGAAGTATAGATTGTATTTGAGTTAACTCTCTTGCTTGAACGGCATGAGAAGGACGAAATAGAATCTTATGATATTTCTCTTTTGGTGAAAGTTCCCCTACTCCTGTAGGTGTTTCAAAATCATCGAAATATGGTTTTATATTAAACTTTAATGACATTATCTGTTTCCCTTATAATTCTAAAACAAGTTTAATTGTTTCAATTTGATCAGCTGATCTAGATACTGGTGTTCGATTCTCAAGGAATATAACATCTCCTGAATATTTCTTAACTTCTGCATTATTAACAGCAGTACAGTCTTGACCTGTACCAGTTCCACCTACAACTCTTACGAAATCAGCAGTCGTGAATGTTTTAAATCCAGTATCTTCTGTTTGATGATATCTTATAATACCATTAGTAGAATCATAATAATCTACTAAAGCTTTAGCACCTGAGCTTAAACCTTCTATTTCAGAATCAAGTGCAAATGATCCACCAGTAGCTACTGTCAGTGATTTAGTAGTTGATAAAGTATCTGCTGTTGCTACTGTAGTTGTTCCGTATAGATGTGGGTCTTTAACAATGCCAATTTGTCTAAAATCATTATCGATAATAAAGTCACCAGAACCATCAGCATATACTAATCTAGAGTTAAGAGCTACAAAATGAGCTCTTAAATCATTACGAGGGTCAGAACCAAAACCACCTATAGGACCTAATACTACTCTTGCTGTAGCACCCGAACCACCACCACCTGATATAACTACATTAGCTTCAGAGAAACCAGATCCATAATTGGATATTATAATACCAGTAACTACACCACCTGATACAGTTGCAGTAGCCGCGAATCCTGCGGCACCATTTCCATACACAGTAACAGTTGGAGTTGAAGTATATCCGGATCCACCATCAGTTACTTTGATATTATATATAGCACCATCCTCAGCATTTTGTTGTACATCCCATTGATTTTGAAGTGCTGTATCAGAAGTAGATCCTGGATTAGTACTTAAATACGTTACTGGAACAAATGCAGATGTTAAAAACTTAGTAGATGCATCTGTAGATAATGTGAATAAATATTTCCATATATAACCATCAACATTAGCACCGGTAGTGAAATTAATAATACCTGAAGTTTGAATACCACCAATATCAGGTGATACAGATGATGCACCCCCAGATTTAAGACATATATAAACATTATTATTATCTGTAATAACAAAATATTTACGAGCAGCGGATTCTAATGCAGCATCTCTATCATCATATTCGTCATAAGTCGTTCCTGATATCCATTGATTTCTAACTGACGCGTATGATACATCAGCGTCAGCAATTAATTTCATAGATTGCATCTTTTGATAAGCATCAAAATGTGTTGAATACTGATTATCATAAGGTGTATCAGGTGAGGCATCATTAGCCCATGGCTCAGACCGACCGATAAACAAATAATACGATGATGCGATTACATCAGTAATGAGTTTTTTCGCCATATCTAATCTGAATTGGCTTGTAATGATAGCTGTCATATTTTGTGACCTTTTAGTTTACTTGATTTACTAAGTATATTTATATAAGTTTTATACAATAGTAGATGATATTAATGTATCTGGTGTTGTTGTTGTATTATATAAAGCTTGATGTATCTCAGTTTCAACATTACCATCAACTGTTTTGTTTGTTACATTAGTGAATGTAGTATTACTCCAGTTACTTATAGGCGAATTCAACTTGAATTTAAACGCATCAAAATATTCACGCTGTCCAAACTCACCGAAATGATGCTCGAATTTAAATTCTTTTAATATATAAGATGCTAATATAGATCCACGATATTTAACAAATTGAGCTTTCGCTTGTGTGACTGGAATAACAATAGGGAATGGAAGTCCACCAACTTGTCTACCTGGTTGATTTAAACTTAATATTGAGTTAAGATATATAGTAAGTAATATCTCACCAAAGAATATAAATCCTGCAGGATGAATTAATCTATTAAACGAATTCTTCCATAACTCAGCATTAGATCCTGTTCTTAATACATACGAAAACTTTTGGTAATAATACGAATCTTGCAACTTTTTATAACTTGATAAGAAACCATCATGTGTAGTAAAAGCCCCTGTATTATATATCTTTATAACTTTACCTGAAGCTATTGCAGTAGGAAAAGTAATGAAATAATCTAATTCATTAGTCCCAGTATTGGGTTTAACAGATGTTACAAAATCAGTATTTCTTACATCATCTACATATACTAATAATCCATCAAATGTTAATATAGCAGATTTATCATCAACACCTGATATAACAGTAGTATTTGATGTTAATGTATAGGTATATGATGGAGTAAAGTTTGACGGATTAGCTATGATATCATCAGTTTGTGAAAACCATTTACCATCTGATGGTGCAAACATATCATCTTTAGGAAAATATATCTCTACTTCATCATCATAAAAGAATCTAAAGAATGCTTTAATAGAATCCATAGTACCACGTGATCTATATAATTCAGTTAAATGTTTATATAATAATCTAGGTTCAGCTGAGAATTGTCTTGGAATAGCTTGACCTATTTCATTCTGTAGTTGTTCTAAGAAATGATCATCAGCTTCATCAATATCTCTTGCAGACGCTATAGTATTTAGATAATATAAAGATTTATTATCAGTCTCCATAAACTCTAAATACTTTTGTAAGAATACTTCAAGATCAGGAGATTCATTAGATATATGCTGAGGTAATACAGATGATACCTCAGATGATATATTAAATCTTTTATGATTTAAAGACATACTTATTTCTCTTTAGAAGTTGTTGTATAATTAATACCAGCCGATGTACCACCAGTAATCATTGTATCTATTTCACCTATGATATTAATATCATCTGTTAATATAGTTAATAGTTCATTACGATTAGGTGCTAAATCATACGAATTAGGG